TAACGCTTCGTTCCAGCCAAGTTTAGCAATGTGTTCCATGGTTCGCATCGTCCATCCATACGAACCTCCGCTATGTCCTTGATACTTCATGGCTGCATTGATACGGTCAAGGTTTGGATGGGTTGAAAACACAAAGCCTTTGTCTTTGTCTGGGGTATAGGTCTTCATCCAGTCCCAAAGGTCACAAGCCGTAATGGCTTGGTAAGCGTCGGTCAAGAGTTCGCGTTCGAGTTTAGAATAGTGAGGTGGGAAAGTCTGCATTGTAGAGGGGGGATGTCCAACACTTTCCCCAAACTGAATCCATTTTTTATCCGAGGATACTCGAGATGAACCCATTCAAAAGGTGTGCAATGATGACTGCAGCAAGACCTAATACACCTGCACCCGTCCAGCTGACGACTCCTGAACCGGTGTAGGCATTCGGAACATATTGAAGAAGCATGTTACGAGGAATGGATAACGAAATGATGCCTGCTGCAAGGAAGAAAGCAATGTACAGGCTGGCTGAAGAAGCCATCCAGCGCATCGCGGGTAGTGTGGGTTTGAAAGAAGGAGCCATGGTCGAGTAGCCAGGTGACGGGATGCTAGGCATCGGAATCACAGGGGGCTGCGACTGAGGTCCTTGGGGGTTTGCATTCAACAGAGCGTCGAGAGATGTAGAATCGTCCATTGTTTATTCATTAGACGGGTTTTCACACGATGCATCTTCCACGCGGTATCGGTAGCATTTACCGTCCACCTTGACGACCTTGTCGGTTGTGTCTTTCAAGGGAATTCCCAAGGTGAGCACCGTGGAGTAGTTGCGGTGAAACAGGATTGCCGCAATCCCGAGTCCAATGATGAATGAAAAGAAAGGAGAGGCTCGTTCAATCACTTGGGCGAGGTGAATCATTGTTTCTTACTGAGACTTGCGAGTAGATTCAATGAATCTGGTTCGGACACACATGGAACTTCCACTGCATCGAATCGAACACATCCCGAGTCGGTATGGTAGATACTTGAATCATTCGGTTGAGGCATGGAGACCTTCTTTCGGGTCGGTGGAATCAAGACGGTTGAAATCAACAATCCAACAATCAACCCTGCGACGAGCCATTTGAGTTGAATCATTCCTTTACTATGTTGTCCATAAATGCTCTGAATCCAAAGTATCCTAGAATGATGAGAAACCCTGTGCCTGGAAACATTACCGATGCAGCTGCACCTGCATAGGCAACGATACGGAAGTAATCCTTTCCAGTGTCTGCGGCTTGACGCATAAACACTGCATACACGGCTACGATTCCAAAGACATAAATGAAGGTACTTAACACAATCGTAATCAATGAAATGGCTCGGTTCTGGAATTCGGAAGGAGTGGGAAGTGCGAGAATTGCATCTTTATCCGACGCCTTGTCTCCCAAGATGTTTTCAAGACGAAACTTCTGACCTGCGGGTGTAATCAAGGTCTTTCGTTTACCATTCTCGACAATGTTGACCGTCAATCGTTCACCTTTAATCACACCTTTTCCGAGGTCTTCCAACTCTTTTTCTTTGAGTCGTTCCTGACTGAGTTGTAGCTTCTTGGCTTCCAAGCACTTTTGGTCTGCTTCACCTCCACACCCTTTGACTGCTTGTTCGCGGATTTTCTTTTCATCCTTACTGTCCAAGGTCGTTTCAGGAGCCGCTTCAAAGGTAGGTTTCAGTTCACTGTTGGAAGTCACATCCAAGATACCTGCAGTGATTTTCTTTGCTAAACTCTTTGTGATGTTTGCAAAGGCCTTTTCGTCGCCATAATAGGCGGATTCTAAATAGACACCACTCATTATTATGAAGCGAATACAAGATTGCCCAAGCCCGATACGATGCGGAAGAAGTTGATAGATTCTACATAGACTCCGACATTGTAGGTGAAGGTAAAGATCACTGTATCATTGGTTTGAACGACGGTTGTAATCGTTCCAGGAGGGTACAACAACTTCCCTGTTTTAGGATCCGTCAAGTTCACATTGGCTGCTGGAATCACAGTTGGATTTGGACTGAACAACGTCGAAGTTAACACGCAGACCGTAGTAGACGTATTCGCTCCATCTGGATTGACCGACAATGGAAGAGGCTGTTGAAGCGTCAATCGCAGAATGATCTTATTGAACATACTTCCATTCACAGCACCTGAAGGTTGATAGGAGGTATTGTCCAACGCAAACGAATACATGTAGACACCTGGTAGTCCTGTAGTTTCACCAGTGGTATGGCGATACATCTGCAACAATGAAAAGAAGGGTAACGGTTTGGGTTGAATACGTTCCTTTCCATCAAAGAGAATGACTCCATCCGTCATTGGATCACGAGGATACACTGAAGTGACTTGTTGTTGTCCAGAAGAATACAAGGCTGTATCCACATCTGTACTAATTGCAGACCAGGGTGCTCGATTCGTAGTGGTCCAGTTTGTGTAATTGTCCCAATCGTTCAACAAGACACGGTCCGAGCGTTGAGACGAAAACACGATACGAGTCACCAAGTTGAACATGGGAATTTCCAAATCGGTATTTCCGCCAAACTGTCCTTCTTTGTTCACATACTTGACCGTCTTGACCAAAAAGGTCTGGTCGGCTCGTGCTAATTGGTTCATCTCCATTTCCGTTAAATAGATGAAGTTACCTTCAATGTACGGGTCTGGAAACCAAGTGGTGATCGTTGGATTGCTAGCCACACCTGTCGACAAGGGTGGACTCAAAAAGAGACCGAGTGGATAGTTGACTGGACGAACACGCTGCCCATACGTCGGATTGGTGGAGGTTCCAGATACATCACCTTGTTGGGATGTTAAGCTCGTAGTAACTCCTGAATTTGCAACTGTGAACGTGTTGGAGAGTGGTGTGGATGCAATCGTTACGTTGCTCAAGTTGAAGGTTGCATCCGTCAAGTTTGCAATGGTAACTATCTGTCCAGCGATAAGACCATGTGCACCCGAGGTTGTATAGGTAATGATGTTTGTTGCGCGGGACGCAGCAGTCACCGTTGCAACCCGTGCCATGGGATTGACATCGACTACGGTATACAAATCCGACAATTGCCGCAGAGTGACTTCAATATAGACTTCCGAGTTCTGGAGCGAGACTAACGGAAGAGCCATACCTGGATTTTCACAAAACCAAAAGTGAAGAGGAACCACTAGTTGTCGACTACGAATGGAAGGTTCAGGCGTCTTGGTTTGTGGCGCAGTGGTAGGAAGCACTGTAGGTGCAATCGCATGAGGATATTGCCCATTGCGATCGTATGCATGTGCAGGATCATAGATTTCAGGAACATTGCCTACCATCTGATCCACAGTCTTGCGCTTATTGGCGTCATGGGTCATGTACGAATACATCTTCAACCATTCTCCGCGAATGGATTGAATCACCTGTCCGTTCATGGTAATGTTCACATGATCGATCATGTTGTATCCGACGTTAGGAATCCATTGAAACTCGTATCCAATCGAATTCGTTCGTGCATCGTATCCAGCAGGGGTAATGGCTCCACCCAAATACTTGAGAGGCGACCAAATGTCTGGAAGCGTCAACACGAGATAACAATCATGTAGAAGTTGTGCGTAACGGTCAATGCGACACGAAATCGTTCGAGTGCCTGTCGTTGAAAACTCCAAGTTGGATGCAGTGAACGGCATCCGAATCTGTTCCATTGCAAAGTTCGTATGACGGCGGTAAACTGAGCGAAAATGAGTCATGGAAGGATTTCCGTTGACCAACTCATTCTGGGCCCCGACCCCCACTAATTGCATTAAGCCACCGGGCATTTGTATACTCCCCTATGCTTTCTTTAAGACACAATGCGCACACTCATTGGTTGAACGGAGCGTCCGTTGTAAGGTACGACACCTCGGTTAATGACGACCTGGAAAGCTCCAAAGGCTCCTGTAGCGTTATTGCTGAGACAGCACTCACTCGAATAGGTTGCACCACCACTTGCACCACCACGCGCACCTTGAAACGGTGCAACAAATCGTTGGCGCTGAGTAGCTCCGTTTGCAAGCAACGATGTATAGA